TAATAATACTGAATGCGGTTTAGCGGTACGCATCTTACCCTTTCGAGATAGCCAATATGACTCAACTACAACATGAAAGATCCACATCTGACCTGATAAAAGCCGCCGTATCCGGTTGGCTGGGTACCGCGTTAGAGTTCATGGATTTTCAGCGCTAAGAGGAGTATGTCGAGGATATTTAAAGATATTATGCAACAGTCCTGTCGCTGTGGGGCATGGTTGGGGCAAAGTCGCTTAATTTTGAACTCAACATGGCGATCTGGTCCAGGTTGTTTTCTTCCATCCACTTCCCGTAAACCTGAAATACCATCTGCGCATCGGCATGCCCCATCTGGTTAGCAATGAAGTTCGGGTTTGCTCCTGCAGAAAGCGACCAGCACGCATAGGTGTGTCTCGACTGATACGATTTACGGTGGCGAAGGCCGGCTCTTTTCATCGCCGCATCCCACGAGTTCCCTATGGAGTTAATGGAGAAGTGTTTGCCGTAGTTCCCGGCCCTGGCTGTCAGTGACGGCAGGAAGACAAACGTGCACTTATTGAACTCTTTCTTTCCGTACTCCCTCAACTTAACAGGTACGTTATGCTCCTGAGAGAGGCGGGTCATTTCATACTGGCTTTTGAATGCCTCGAGTGCTGGCTCGATCAGGTGCACAACCCGGTTAGTGCCGGCATTGGTTTTCGGCAGCGTGAATATCCCTTTCTGCGTCAGGCTTCTTCTGACGGTGATTGTCCCCGCTTTCAGGTCCACATCCTCCCAAGCAAGTCCGCACAGTTCACCCGGCCGCAATCCGGTATAAACGGCGATAGCCCACAGATTCTTGCTTTGCTGATGGTGGCAGGCGTCAATCAGGCGAGGAAACTCCTCTCGGGTGATCGGGTCAGGATCCGGGCGGGACTCTCGCAGAGGGGCCACACCGTTCATTGGTGACTTTGAAATGTAGCCATTTTCAACCGCAAACTGGAAGATACCGAACAACACGGTCATGTAGTTGTTCACAGTAACTGCGGATCGACCCCGCTTTGGAGTTTTATGTCCTTTCTTCATTACCTGGAAACCGGTCAGCAATTCCTTCCGGACTTCAAGCATGCTCTCTTTGGTGATTGAGGTGAGGAGGGTGTCAGGCCCAATAATAGCCATGACATTTGCAATGACTCGACCGTAAGTGTTGAGCGAGGATTCTGCCACCTCCATTTCCTTCAGTGCAAGCCATCTCCCGGACAGCTCCCCAATCGTTACCTCTTGCCTTGCCTCCCCGAACCGCGCCAGGTTCTGGGAGGAGGGGAACTGCTGGGCATAGTTGAAGGTACCGGTTTTGATGGCATAGCAGATCGACGTCCGTAACTCGCCGGCCACCTTTCTGTTTTTGGGGGTGTCAGCCACCCCCAGGCTTTCACGCACTCTGACCCCTTTGTAGATGAACCACAGCCTTAGCGTGCCGCCGTGGTTTTCCACTCCTGTTGGGTATTTCATAACGATTCCTCGTTGGTTGATGGTCAGAGTATTTAAGCAGATTGTCGCCGCGGTTTCGCTGAGGCCTGACGCTCAATCCAGCGGTCGATCTCATCCAGGTTGTAAAAACACGGGCTGTTATCCCACGGACTACAGTCGAACGAGACGTGTTTGTATTCCTTCCCCTCCAGAAAAGTCTTCTCCCGCGCCTTCTTCAGCGTCCCCTTTTTAATCCCCTTCAGGGCTATCAGCTGCTCCTCAGACACCCATTTCCCGGGCGATACCATCATGATTACTTCGCTCATACCTTTCTCCACTTAACTTAATGCCGGGGCGAACTGGCTATTTCTCCGCACCCGGCACAGCTATCAGCTGTTTGAGGTTGCTCGGTGATATTCCAATATCAGGCGACCTGCCCGGGTAATGAGCGCAGGCGGCGCATGCCGATCATCGCCGTGGCCACGTAGCTCGCCTTGCGGTTCACCACCTCCACCCAGACCTTTACGCCTTCCACCCGCACCGTGTACGTCTCCCGCATTTTGCTGCGGCCATAATCGCCATAGCGCTCCTGATGGGCTGCCAGAGCGATGTCGCAGGCCTGGCGCGCCAGTGGTGACTGTGTGCTGCGGTTGATTAATCGCATAAGTTTTCTATCGGGAGGGCGAACCCTCCCGCCTCCCTTAGGCCACGTATTCCGGTTTCATATCTGCCAGGGTGATGCTGAACTTATCATGCAGTTCGTCGCCCATATGACGTTTCGCTGCCGCCAGCACGCGCTCGGCTTCCGCGAACTGCTCAGCTGCGCCCGGTTCGCCCGGTTGTGGCAGGGAGTTGATCGCCGCCTCGACCGCATTACGGTGCTTCACCAGGTGATAACGGCGCGTCGCCTTATTCTTCAGCTCCGTGAACAGGGTGGTGCCGAGTGTGGCTTTGGAGTCGTTAATTTCGTTGCCGACGCTGGTGGCTTCATCGAGTGTTTCTGCCTTCTCAATGCGATCCCGGAATTCATCGGCCATAGCGTCAATGTTTACCGCGGATTCCTGCGCGCTGTGCGTCGTTGTTACGCTGTCACTTTTGATTTCAGACAGGCTCACGCGCTGGGTGGGGGCCGGGTTGATCTCCTTCTCGGTGCGCTGCTCAACTTCATCCGGGGTGTACACGCCGAGGACGACCGCAGGGCAGTACAGACGCGCCCAATACTTGAGGGCCAGATACGCGATCTGCTGTTTAGGGTTCGAAATCCACAGTGGAGAGTTACGTGTAATCACGCTGGACAGGAACACCGGTTCGCCCCAGGTGATCTCACTTTCCCCACGAATGACAGCACCCACACGAACCGACAGGCCTTGCTCGTCAGCACTGGTCCAGCCGCGTACCATTTCTTTCTTGTCGTACGTACCGCCGCCTTTCGCCGGCTTCTTCACGATCTCTTCACGGCTACTGGCGCATTTCGACCAGTCCCCTTCGTACTCATAATGGAAACGGCCCGCAATGGCGTTAGAGCTCGAGATCACCGCGTTCACCAGCTGCGCTTCGTAGCCCAACACGCCGTTGACCAGGTGCGTTTTCTGCGCCACGGCGTAAGGATTCATGCCCCACTGCATGGCCTGCATGATGATGGCCATGCAGTCGGCTGGGTTGCCGCGAAGATGTTCAGGGACAGTTACAGCAGCCTGAGCCATCAAGCCGGCAACGGCCTGCAGCTGGGTTAATGCCTGCACATTGAAGATGGCGTTGCTGGCAGAGATAGTGTTTGGAGCCTGCTGCTCCGCGGTTACAATATTCATGTTTTCCATCGTCATTCCCCTTATGCTTGAGTACGCAGCGCTTCAAGGCGGCGCAGGTCGAAGTCGTTCAGTTCGTCGGTGTAGTCTTCGGTGATCGGCGCTGGCCACACGCCAGTGTCGAAAGCGTTAGCGATGCGATTCATGGTCTGGCGATACTCGAGCATGCCCAGCTCAATCAGTTCTTCGCTGGCCTCAACGATGGCGATCCAGTGGTAGCCCTCATCTTTGTTGACGAAAATCCAGAAGAACTGGTCCAGTGCAGCGGTCTGCATGTACATGGCCGCGCTGAGGTGATAATCGCGGTCGATGATTTCGCGGTGCAGGCGGGCGCGCAGGCCAGACTGCTTCACGTTCCACATGCTGATGGTTTTCAGGTCGGCTCCGACCCGTACACCGTCAATGTCGATTTCCAGATCCGGGCGCACGCGGATTTCCAGACCGGTCTCCTCATCGATACCAAAATAGCTCGTCTCAACAGCGCGATCAGGGTGCAGCAGCAGCTTGCCGGCAGTCGGGTGATCGTGAAGTGCTTTCTGAATGGCCAGCGCCGTTTGCATCTGCTGCTGAGTAACCAGAATCTTGTCGTCCGGGTTCTCGCGCCACGCATCCAACAGTTCGTCAGCAAATACCGCATCCGGCTTAACGGACTTCACCGCCTGGATCATCTCCGCTTTCGTGCCGGACACTTTCAGCGGTGCCGGTTTCTGCGCTTCCTGTGTCACCAGGTCAGGGTTGATGATTGCCAGCTGCTCGAGGAGCGCATCACGGCTACCGCTGGTTTTCACCGGCGCGGGCAGGGTGGCGTTGTACTCTTTGATGCAGGCCTTCATGGCCGTGGCAGTATGTTTCGTGCCGCTCTCAATTCGCTGATAAACCTCTGGCAACTGCTCATAAGCTGCGTAGGTCTCATCAACTGATGCACCCAGCGGCAACTGTGCGGGCAGGGTGGCGTTGTACTCATCCAGCAGTTCCTTGATGTCGTCGGCACTCAGCTGCGCTGGCAGGCTGGCGTTATTCGTATCGATAAAGGTGCGCAGGGCCGCCGCGGTGGTGAATGCCCCTTCCGGGATCACCGGCTCCACGCTGAACTCCTCATCGAGGTTTTCCGGCTGCAGCGCCAGCGCATGCACCAGGTTCCCCATATCCAGCACTTTGGAGCCTTCGCGCGGGATGGTCTTGGCGACGTGGCGCGCGTTGAAGTACATCAGGCTGACTCGGGCATCCTTCACCTGGGTGCTGCTGATCCCGTTCGCTGCGTGGTAGACGTTATTCGGCAGACCTTCATAGCGGCCCGGTTCGAAGTACGCTGGATACTCTGGTGCTGGTGCTGCCTGGATAACTTCCCACTCGTCGGGGTTTTCATCGTTTTCAGCAGCAGCCACTGAGAGCGTCGGCGCGGTCGCGGCCATAATCTCAGCGGGATTCAGGGCAACTGTTTGCGGATCAGCTGCATCAGCGCTTTCGCCTGGTGGTAACGCGTAACCAGCTTCTCCTTCCTGCGGGTTAGTCTCTTCCATCTGCACATCGCTGGTGGTCTCCTCATTAATTGGTGAACGGACATCATTTTCTGGTTGTTTATCGCTCATCAGACCTTCGATGGAGAACATGCCGCCGCCGAGGTTCGCAACCTGTGGCTGGCTGTCGGCAGCATTTGCCCACTTAGGCAGGGATTGCGTTTCCGCTTCATCTTCATCAGCAAGTTGTTGCTCACCGGCTTCTACCCATTTCGGCAATGCGTTTTGCTGTTCGGCGGCTTGAGTGTCCTCTTCCGATTCGATGGACGGCAGAGGTAGAAGCTCAGTCGCTTGGCAGAACTCAGCCGTCATGGTCTTATTCACGAACTCCAGATGAACAACTGGCGTCAGGTGGATATTCTCCGGCGCGATGCGCATCAGGTTGAAGATGGCCGCGCGGTTGACCGCCAGAACGCCTGGCTGGTTGCGCAGGATTTTGCTCCATGATTTCCAAGGTTCTTCTTTGTTCGCGACAATCTCTTTAGCGCGGCGGTGGATGCTGCCGGGGATTTCCAGATGGTTGAAGTCCATCGGCAGAAGGGCACAGGCGATCTCCAGATCGAGGGTGTCCAGGGTGTGATGCGCATCTGCGCCGCGGTCAGTTACATACCCGCCGTCGGCATTGGTGCCTGCATCTGTGCGCTGCACGTGGCTGATGCGATTACCTGCGGCCCATTCGCGCGTCAGGATCCTGCGGTCGATATATGGGGTGGCTACCCAGGCTTTAGTGAACTGCAGCAGCAGAGCCAATTCATGGCGCTTATCCATGCTGAACACTTTTCGAATAGCATTCGTATAGCGCCACAGGTCTTTGGTATCGAAAGCCTTAATCTCAGAGCAGCTTTCAGCAGCAAGCAGAAGCGTCTGGACATAGCTATTGTCGGTATCCATCTCCAGCGCATACAGTTCCGCATGTTCACCGCGGGTGACATGATGGCGCAGTTCGTCCACCGTCAGTTGAGCCAGCAGTTGTTGACGGAATGGCAGTTTGCAAACCGCGTAACGAGTAAACTCATCGCCGTTTTTGAGTACCCGCAGGCCGTTCTCATACCAATAAGGCTCATCAGGAGTATCAGTGGCGGTTACCGCTGCGACCGGCTGATTCTCATCGCTGGTGGCGCTGTCCAGGACGATGGTGGTTTCGCTCTGAGAGGCGGCGCCCGGGATCACGTTCCAGGTGCGCTGGTCGTCGGCCAGGGTGTAGCGCTCGCACCAAGTGTAATCAATCACGCCTTCTTCTGGCAGGTCGTCAACAATCGGCATATCGGTGCGTACAGGCTTGGCGTAGTCCTTACCGCGGCCAGTTTCGATGCCAGCTTCTTCCAGCTCGACATCAAGCGTCAGGGCGGCGCGGGCTTCACTTTTCGCAGTAAACCAGATCACTGCATCTTGCTTCCCTGACTTCTGAGTGGCCTTAACCAGGTAGAAAAATTCCATGTCAGATCCTCATTTTTGGATGTAAGATCCCCGGGCCAGAGATAGCGCCCATTGGGTGTGTTTTTGGTTTTGAGTAGTTTTCCGGTGTAACTTTGGTCGGTGGCACCGGACGTAGACCCCGCCTTGCGCGGGTTTTACGTTAGGCTTCGTGGGCCATCTGGTCGTACGAAGCGCAACGCTTGGAGCAATAATCGAGTTCTTCGCGCGCCAGCTGGGCGCCGCGGATGAAGAGCAGTACGTTTTTAACTTCTTTCCCTTGCTCGATTGGTTTGCGGCAGTAAGCGCATTCTTTCGATTCACACATCTGGATTCCCCTTCTGTGCCAAGAGGTAACAGAGGCGGCGAATAAACGCCCCAATACAACTCAGTTTTACGGCCTGCTGCCGTACTGGTTTACGTGCGTAGTCAATCATGGTCACCCTCATTTGCCCTTTTCGCCAGGCTGGCGGAACGTTTCTTTAACCTGATGCGCGTTAATCACTCCACCTCATCCGACTATTCGTATGCCGTCGGCGGCTACTTCGTGGGCTCCATGCCTGGGTGGTTCGTCGTGCGTCTTGGTGAGTTAGATTAAATCACTGGTTTATATTTATGTCAACTCAAGGTTAATGTTAATTGTAAATCTGAGGTTTATATAGCTGGCTTTTGTGACGCGCCTGCCGAATCGCAGGCAAAAAAATCCCGACGCTAAGGTCGGGATCGGGAAGTTCGGAGTGTTGGTCCGTCGGCTGAGCTGGTAGGAGAGGGTATAAAAAACCCGGCGCGATGGCCGGGTATAATTAACTGGCGTTTTCACACCCTGGTAAGCTACGGTCAATCACGAGATTGCCTTCAACTCTCAGGCCGATTTTACCAAAGATGAATGCGTGGTTAAGTTGGGTGACAACCACATCGGTCAGCCCAACAGCGCAACGATCTTTTTCAATTGCTCGGTCTGCAGCTGTTTTGACGTTAGGAATTCCAGTAGGGAAGAGAATAACTGCATAACTGTCCTCAGCTGTTACACGCTTACCTTTATAGAATTTACCACCGTTGAGGTTGTAGTTCTTGGTACTTGCTACAGTCAGATCAGCCACACGAACCGTACATCCTGTAAGTAAAAGCGCCCCAAGCGCCAATGCTAATACTTTTTTCATTTTACATTTCCACTGATTGCAATCAGAGTTATCTTAACATATTGATGTGGAAATGAAAAACCCGGCGCGATGGCCGGGTTATCAACATGATTTAAAGGTAGAGAAAAGATTGTGGGGCTTTTATGCCCTCTCCCAAAGAAGATAATGGTAGAGGGACTTCAAATCTTTCGACTTCACCAACTTTTATGGCGTAAGCGGTCTCTCTGCCTGAGTAGTAACTATCAAAAAAATTCTTGGAGATGCCGGCGTATTTTTTTGTCTTAACCCATAAAGATTCTGGATCATTTTTCAGTATTTCATCAATACTGAACTGGCCAACTATCTTACCAACTGGCATGGTTGCGTAAATCACAACTGTAGTTATGTTGTTGTTTTTAAAAATACCCTTCCTGAATTCAAATTTCTTTGTGCCATTAAGAATTTTTTCAGCGAATTCAGGTTTGATTGACAATAAAACTTTCATCTACCTTACCCAGTTCAAGAATTTTATTGAATTGCACATCAGACAATTCAAAATGGCTCCAGCGAAAACCTCTAGTGCCGTTTAACCCAACTTGATCTATTAGGGTAGCACGATTAGGACGCTTTGGTAAAGCTAGGTTATAGGTAAATCTCAGCACATAAGGATATTGTCTTTTTGAATAGTAGCCACGTAATTCCTCTTCAGAAAAGACGCTAAATTTTGAACAGTATTTTACAAATGATTCTTCATCGGGGAAATCATTCATATGTCTTACGTTTTCTACAACACAAATAGAGCTAGCTACCGCCCTGTAATATGCCGGTCCTTGATTATCACCAGTTCTGTATATAACAATTATGTCCCCACGTTTCATACCTGCAACGCTACGCATTCCGCAAATATATATTTTGTGGATACTATTGGCATGGGACACATCTTGAAGCATGTCAGGAGATTCAGTAACAAGTTTTGAATCGGGGAATAATCTTGTGTGGAATTCTGGATAGATTGCCAGCAGAAACTTTCTTCCCTGTGATGATAACACCAAGGGATAGTCTAGGAGCACGTCCCCATTAACATCGTGCATAGAGCGCGCGTAGACATACTCTTTACCATTAGCAGACTCTTTTTCGCCATGCTTATAAAAACCATAAGTCTGGAATAGCCTGATTAAGTGTGCATGCTTTTCGAAAACAGTAACATAAATATCGTCTGATCCAGATGATATGGCATGATCAAAGGCTTTTTTTAAAAAACGCTGCCCGCGAAGCGTTCCTTTTGATTCAAATTTGAATGTGCCTATTTTAAGGTGTTTTCCGTCAGGCAAAGAGGGTGAGATGTCTTCGGCATCATCATCCTCTTTCAAATACATGAATCCTTCAATCTGATGGGCATCGTCATAGAGGACATAAGCAGACTCACCATTATTGGCCTTTTTTTTCAGCCATACCGGGAACTCAGTATAATCAGCCTTAAGAGAGTCGAAAAAAGAATCGTCATGATCAAATTCGCTAAATTTTTCATACCTTAAGCTATCCATCCTTGCCCCTTCTTACGGTTAAGTCTAGTTAGTATTTGATTCGGGTTTGTCGCCTTTAATCCTGCGACTCATGTACTTCTCATACAACTCATCCAACTCCTTCAGGCGAATCGCGAAAATGCGGAGCATGTTCTGTTGCTCTTCTTCCGGCAGCTGGCGGTAAAGCTCAAGGAGGCGCTGTTCGTCCGGCTTGAGCCCGTCTTTCTCCCCAACGTCCTCACCGAGTAGCCAGGCGACAGAAATGCCAACAGCGTCGGCTATGGCCAGTGCCGATTTCTTACTGATCACGCCTTTTTTAAACCAGCCGTTTACGGCCTGAGGGGTGACTCCAGCTATTCGTGCCATGTCTGCTTTGGTAACGCCGCGATCAGTGATCTCAGTAAGACGTTCTATCAGAACGAGGTTGGGTTCTTCTTTTCTCATAGGGCCATTGTAAATATTTGGTTTATACACACAATAAATCCATAGTTTGCACGAACTATAAATCTGTGGTTTACTTCTGCTATCAATAAGCAGGAGAAGCACATGTCCGCACTCGATAAAGCAATTAAAGCCGCTGGCTCAGCCAGAAAGCTCAGCATCGCGCTTGGTGTGACGAGTATGTCTGTAAGTCATTGGAAGAATCGTGACCAAGGGATCGTCCCGCCAAGCTACATCTTCCCGATTTTCAAAATGACAGGCGTGACTCCCCACGAACTACGCCCTGATCTTTACCCAAATCCCACTGACGGTTTACCAAAGTAGGAGCACCGACAATGCAAACACGAATTTTTAACCATGATAGCAGCCCAGCCTCAAGGCGGGTGACATCGAAATATCAAGAGCTTCCGCGCCAATCGTGCAAACTCTTGAACATCCGGGAGGCTGTAAAAGCCTGGAACAGGGCAACGCCCGGCGATGCGCAAAACTACATCTCGCAGCTGGTTGCGAAAGAGTGGTTTGCCAGTGGTGGTCGTGGCCTGCTACTGGCCGGTTCGGTGCATGGCACCAAAGTTAACTTCTTCCGGATGATTAATAACACCGGGCCGAAGTATGACAAGTATCTGGAGATGCTGACTCCGGCGATCGTGGCGGTGATGGCTCGCGACAACGAAGCAGTAGCGCGCGAGTTCGGCCTGGTGACGGGCAAAACGAATGAAGAGCTGATCGCTGATGCCATCAAAGAATGCGGAGAGGCGCATCAGGCGAAGCTGCTTGGGCAGCCAATTCAGCGACTGGAGAAAGAGGTCCGGGAAGCCGCAGAGGCTTTACTGCGTTTCCTGCCAACTGATTCCCTCGGCCCGGTTCTGGCGAGCCTGGCCGCGATGGTTCCGGGGGTGATGTGATGACAGTTTCTAAAAAGGCGAAAGCCGCGGTGCGCGAACACCAACGGCTTTCAGGTGCAAAAACTGTGCGTAATTGCGGAGATCAGTATGTCAAATACCGCTGAAATATACAAATTCCCCGCGCAGCAGGGAAAACAGGAGAGCCGCATGGCTGAACTGGAGAACGGCTATTTGCGTTTAGCCAACCAGATTCAGGATGCCCTGTGTATCGTCGAGCTATCGGGCCGGGAATTCCGCGTTCTGAATGCCATCGTTCGGCTGACTTATGGCTGGTCAAAAAAATCAGACCGGATCGCCAACAGCCTCATCGCAGACAAAACGACGCTGAAGGTGAAGCATGTTTCTGAAGCCGTGCTGAGCCTCGCTTATCGGAACATCATCATCCTGCGCCGCATTGGGCAAACCAGATACATTGGGATTAACACCAACCTGGATAAATGGGCTTACGCAAAGCCAAATTGCACAAGATGCCCGGCGGCTTTCCCGGCTGCTGAAGCTGTCACATGGGTTGTCTCGATCTCTGAAGTTAGTCTTTACAATCCCCAAAAACAGGGATGGTTATCCCCGAAAACAGGGACGGTTATCCCTGAAAACGGGGATGGCAAAAATCCCCCTCAAACCATCCCTGAAAACGGGGATGGTTATCCCCGAAAAAAGGGAAAGGTATCCCCGAAAACAGGGAACACCAAAGACATTCTTCCAAAGACAAATATAAATACAGATCTAACCCAACCCAAACCCTTCCCTGCCGGAAGGGATTTTCGGGATTACGTTGCTGGGGTGCTCGAGGGGAAATTATCGGGCGATTCAGCATTGGAATTTCACGATTCAGCGATCGCCACCTTGCAAGCTGCCGGTTTGGATGTTCACCGCGAGTATCCGGTTCCTGAACGCGGTGATGGGCGTGAAGGAAGGATTGATATCGTCGTGACTGATGGGAATGGAACTCGGTGTGGTATCGAGCTTGATCGAATTTCCCCTCGACAAAAATCATTACTGAAACTTGGCGCAGTCGAGTCGGGCATTTGCGTTTTACGACGTGGCCACATCGCAAGGCGTACTGAGCAGGGCGTTCTGATAATCGGCGGGTCTAAATCTGCCAAAAAAGATCGGGCGGCAAGATTTGACCCGCTGAGTATCCCGGTTCCTGAATGGCTGGATGCATCGTCCTGGAGTGAGTGGGTTGCCTATCGCCAGCAGTCTGGCAAGGCCATCAAAACCGAACTGACCGTCACCAAGGCGTTCAGCCTGCTGAAACAATGCCTGGACGAAGGTCACGATCCGGTAGCCGTAATCAACGCCAGCATCGCCAACGGGTATCAGGGACTGTTCAAGCCAAAATTTGGACTGAGCAGCCGCAAGGCGGGCCGGGATGTTAACCACATTTCCCAGCCGGACAAGAAAATCCCAACGGGTTTCAGGGGGGCAAAATGAAAAGCGTCATCGGAACTGGCAGTGCACTTGAGCGCCTGAAGAAGTTCATCCCGGCCAGCGTACAGCCGAAATTTAACAGCGTTGAAGAGTGGCAGGCATGGCAGGAAGCTGAGGGCCGCAAGCGTTCTGAGGAGATCGACAAGCAAAATCAGCGTGCACGCTCGGAGAAGATTTTTGGGCGTGCCGGCATCCAGGCTCTGCACCGCAGCTGCTCGTTCGCGAACTACCAGGTGTCGATCCCGGAGCAGCGCCAGGCGTACAGCATGGCGAAGAGCTACGCGCAGAATTTTGGCGGCGGCGGATTCGCAAGCTTCGTCTTCAGCGGCGCACCGGGGACCGGGAAGAACCATCTGGCAGCGGCGATCGGTAACTACCTGCTGGCCGCTGGCCACTCCGTTCTGGTGGTGACCATCCCTGACCTGATGCTCCGTGTCCGCGAGTGCTATGACGACGGTCAGTCCGAATCGTCCCTGCTGAACGACCTCTGCAACGTCGATCTGCTGGTGCTGGACGAAGTCGGGATACAGCGTGGTTCCAGCGGTGAGAAGGTGATCATCAATCAGGTCATCGACCGCCGACTCTCTGCCATGAAGCCTGTTGGCATCCTGAGCAACCTGAATTACGAAGAATTGGTTGCCACACTCGGCGCGCGGGTCGTAGACCGTCTGCGGATGGACTCGGGCGTCTGGGTCAATTTCGACTGGGAGAGCTACCGCGGGAAGGTGTCACACCTGCGTGCCGTGGGTGGCAAGGGGGTTGCAGATGGCAAGTAACAACCTCTGGACAATCATCCGCGCTATCCAGCGAAGCGGGGATATAACCCCGCGTCAGGTTCGCCGGCTGCTTGGCTGCGACAGCAAAAAGGCCTGTCGCCTGCTGGAACATCTCGTTTCTGCTGGTGCTGTGAAGAACATCGGCCAGCGCCGCCACCCGGTCTACGTCATGCAGCCGGGCGGGGAGTTGCGCATCAAGCCGATGCCGGTGGAGCGTCATAAACCCAGCATTGCAGACGTTTGCCGCCAGAACTGGCAGGGCTATCAGATCCACAAAATTATCGGGAGTGCACGGGCATGAGTGATTCACTGAACAACAAAGAGCTGGTGGCCGTGGGTCATCAGTTTGCGAAGGCGATGAGCAGCGACACGCCGATCATGGACATTGCGAAGATTGTTTCGCGCCTGGCCGAACGTCTGGACTGCACCACCGCGGCGCTGCGCGAGATGACGAAGCAGCGGGATGCGCTGGCGGCCATGCAGCAGCAGGGTATCCGTAAAGCCCTGGATGAATGTTCCGAATATCTCGACAGGAACTGCGTCATGGAGACGAACGGCATTAGCTACGAAGATGCTGCTCAGCGAGAAGTAGGCGCAATGGCTCTTCATGATGCAGTACTTCGAGTTGTCATGCCTCAGGGCAACCAGCGCGACTTATCGTATCCAGTAGATCCGCAGGTTGCTGCATACCAGAAAATCATGCAGCAGGCCATTCCTGATGGGTGGATTGCTGTGCCTGTTGAGCCGACAGAGAGCATGATCATTGCTGGTTTCGAAGCAGAACTACGCGAAGAGTTACGCGATTCAGAAGCGTGGGAGGCATTCGAGGCAATGAGTGGCTGCGAACAGGCGGCGCACCGGGCTAAGTGGTGCTGGGCTGCGATGATTGCAGCAGCATCTCAGCAGGTGTGATGTATAATCCTCTTCAATATGGAGGGGATATGAAATTAAAGGTTTGTATTTTGATATCAGCAGCGCTTGTCTCCTTGAGTGCGAGCGCTGCACGCAGTGGCTTGGAATTTGCTGTAAACGGGAAAAATTACGCATTCATGCCTGATTGCATAAAGGAAATTAATTATACGGGAAAGGATGAGGGAGAAAGTTTATCCATCAACTTTACCGATTATTGTGCGAATAGGATTCGATCCATTTCTAAGGAAAATATGGGTGGCATGATGGATGTTTCATATTTAGGAAACGTTTTATTTAGTGGCCCAATCTTAACACAGATTAGCGATGGGTTTCGTTTCTCGACAGAGCGCACTTCAAGGGTTGTCTTGGGACGTATTCTGAATGATTACGAAGTAATCGATGATTAATCACAACATTGCAGAAAAACCACAGGAAGACTTCGACAAGGGGAACATTGACCTTGCAGCTTCCGTAGTTGCGTACAAAGAGCGCCTGAACATGCCGGTGATCGTTGAGGCGCTGGTGCGGGAAAATTTGCCGGAGCTATGTCAGTCAAAACAAATTGCACCTGACCTATAATCCCCTCAATGCTGAGGGGATTATATTAGTAATCAGATTATTTTTTTGTTTCCCTTTTGGAAAGGGAAGCTTCAAATATTCCATGTCATAGTTAATTTCTACTTCATTGACCCATTTCCACCACTTATCTCTATAATCAGCAGCAAAACAGTGCTCTTCAGCATCCTGAAGGTTATCTAATAATTCTTCACTCAGTTCAGGGTGTATTTTAATGAAATCGTTGAGGTTTTTTTCAAAAATACAAGAACGAATAACCATGCAATAGAATACTTTTCGCATTTCTGCTAATTGTGCCTCATATGCTTTAATTTTTTCTTGATATTGAGATTCCATAGCATTTTTTTGTCTTCTCAGCTTCGAAAGAGCGGCATCCGCGTCCAAACGCTGAGTCTGTAAATCAAGTTCGTGAGCTAGTTTTTCTTTATGAGCAGCCTCGCTTGCTCTGTGTGCGTCTCTATCCCTTTGCGCGGCATCGAAGTCGTGGTTAAAAAATGGATTATTACCTTTTCCCCAGAAACCCATAAACATATCCTCAAGTTAATGTGCGTGAACCCGCCGAGACTGTCAGTCTCATCCTCCCAAAATCAGAGTTATATGGCAACCGAAGCGACCTCCTTTCGCTGACGCGCTGGTATGTGCAAACCTGCGGGAGATGTGCGGGCAGCGGGAGAGGGCTGCTTAAAAAACATGTTAACAAAAGTACTTATTGAGGACAGGCTTAAAGCAACAGGAGCTGGCATGATCCAATGTCGGCTTGAAAATGCCGGGATAATTCCCGGCGTAGTATGTGAGGCGATACGTGTTTTAAGCCGAAATCATCACTTGATAAGCAACAAACAGGCAAATACCAATAATTACAATGGCTGCAATCACATTGAAAATTATTTCACCAGTAGTGGCTGGCAGCTTCTTCCCACCATATACATTCCCGCCCCCGTGGTTGTCTTGATATGGATTGCTTGGTGGTGATGGATGTCTGTAAGTGGTGGGGTTGGGAGTAAAATCAAACCTAATCTTGGATCGCTCTTCCTCTTCACAGTGAGGGCAATGGTGATTAGTAATAGTTCTGAAACATTTTGAGCAGGTAGCCATAGAAACACCTTTTAAGGGAGTGGAACAACAATAGAACCTTCTACTTCATCTTTTTTTAGTTTTTATTTAATTCCCTGTTTTGCTTAGCTTCTGTTTGCCTTCCTTAGGCGTAACTTTAAATTTTACAAAAGTATCTGGGCCTTTCAATCCTCATTTTTAGTGGTGGTTTAGTCGCCTCGGGCCGTAAACAGATCATAAAAGCGATATAGGGATTCCCATATCGACAGCCAGGGCCTCCCCGGAGGCCTTTTTCTCGCCTGAATAACCACCCCGGCGCACCCGATCGATAATACCGATCGATACCAGAATATTGAACTATGAAATCGATTAGATAATAGCCACAGCACAGCAACAAATTATCAACCTGACATTAAGTGTCAGCGTCGCAATATACCCTCAGGTCCAGGCCTGCTCTACGTTTATCAGGGTTGAGGGTTTTCTAATCAGATATTTACCCCAGTACTTTTAGCCCCGACTAAGTGTTAAAAATAACGGTCAGTTTTTACATGGAAGTAGCGTAAAAATTTATTCAAATCAATGAGATGAATGGACTTGCGCAGACATGCATTTCATGTGCATACTTAAGCCAAACGGATAATTACTGTTTATATATACAGTGTTTTGTTGTATGGTTTAAGTGCTACAGAAAAAAATGAATTTTTCTTCCGGCGAACCTATTAGGAAATTTGCGCCATTTGTTATTTTGGCTCTGTGGAGTGGAGTTCTCCCCGCCGGGAGAGGGTATTTGGTGATAGCAAAGTGAGGAGGTCGATGTGAAAGAAAAGCAGGAGCAGGGTGACTGGTACGACATTATCAGGCGTTCAGACGGCAAGCTTATTGGTTCAATGCCGTTTGAAAGCCGATGTCTCGTTTACACCAGGAATGGCATGGTGTCGTGCCGCCCGCTGCTGGAGGATGAAGGGATTTTTAATCTTTCTTCCGGAACCCGTTTTCTTCGCCGCCTCGGCTACCACGTCAATCAACCCTCTGATATTATGATATCAACGGACTGAACACCCGTTGACCTGATGCGCCACGGAGAACACCATGGCGCAGTTACAACTCATCAAGAATTCTGCAGGAACCCTGATCCCCGCCTCGCCGGAGACCAGCGAATTACTGCAATCAAAAATCAAGCTCGGCGCCGTGCTGGTGGCCGACTTCAAACAGGTCCGTAACCCGGCCTTCCATCGTCGTTTCTTTGCTCTGCTGAATCTTGGCTTCGAATACTGGGAGCCAACCGGCGGCGCTATCTCCTCCAACGAACGCAAGCTGGTGACCGGTTACGCGAACTTCCTGGCATCATTCGGCGGGAGCGAAGCCGCGCTGCTGGATGCTGCTGAGCAGTATCTTAAGCAGGTGGGCAGCCGCCGCATCACCAATGGCATCAGTCTGTGCAAATCCTTCGACGCCTACCGCGCCTGGGTAACCATCGAATCCGGGCACTACGACACAATTCAACTGCCTGACGGCACCCTCCGGAAGCATCCCCGCAGCATTGCCTTTGCCAATATGGACGAGACCGAGTTTCAGCAGCTCTACAAAGCCGCGCTCGATGTTCTCTGGCGATGGATATTGTCGCGCGCATTCAGGGATCAGCGCGAGGCTGAGAACGCCGCTGCGCAGCTGCTGAGCTTCGGGAGCTGATCAGATGGCTAAATCATGGTTCCACTACACCGAATGTACAACTGAGCAGGCCGATGAGCTTCAGCGGCAGTACCAGCGCCGCGGCGTCGCCGTTAAGCGTAGTCTCAATCCTGATTACCTCACTTGGACCGTCAGCGTAGAGCGGCAGGAGGTGAAGTACCTCGAGCCCACGCCGCGTACGTTCCGCCAAAAGGTCTGGGGGTGAGCATGGCTAAGAAACCCCGCCGCAAGTGCGCAAACCAGAGCTGCCGTGAGTGGTTCCACCCGGCCCGTGACGGACAGGTGGTCTGTTGTTACGAGTGCGCCACCGCCGTTGCCAAAGCGCAGACTGCGAAGACCCGGGCCGAAGCTCAGCGTGCTGATAAGAAGCGCCAGCGTGAAGAGGAGAAGGCGCAGCGTGCGCGGCAGGCTGAACGTCGCCAGGCAGTGAAGCCGTTAAGTTATTTCCGCGACCAGGCACAGCAGTCTTTCAACGAGTTCATCCGGTACCGGGATCGGCATCAGCCATGCATCAGTTGCGATCGATACCATGACGGGCAATACCACGCAGGACACTTCCGCACTACCGGCGCTAACCCGGAGCTGCGCTTCAACGAGGACAATTGCCATAAGCAGTGTTCGGCCTGCAATAACCACCTCTCCGGCAACCTGACGGCATACCGCCCGGCGCTGATCGCCAAAATCGGCCAGGCCCGCTTTGACGTCCTGATGGGCCCGCATGAATTACCGAAATGGAAGCGCGACGACTACATCCGGATCCGCGATGAGTACCGCGCAAAGCTCAAAAAACTAAAACAGCAGGTGGCTGCATGAAACCAGAACTAATCGAATCTCTTCGCATGCGCTGGTCGCGCCTCCGTATTTATCGCCGCCCCGGAACGGTGCTGGTGGACTACCGCATTCTTCGCAACTTTATTCGCATTTACCAGATGGCAGGAGCCGCAGCATGAACCTCGAAAACACCGTGAAATACCACTTCGCAAAATCCACGATGATCAGCGACTCCCCGCGCGCCACTGCATCAGATGCACTGACCTGTACAGATATCATGGCTGCCATGGGCATGACGCAGGAACGCGCCGCCATGGGGTACAGCGCTTTCCTCGGAAAGATGGGGATCAGCAATAACGACAGGGAGCGGGCGATCGCGCTGCTGGCCGAGTACGCGCTGAGCAAATGCGATAAGGTCGCCGCGCTGCGTAAGCTGGATGCCGCGGTTAAGCCGCTGGTGATGCGCCAGCTGGCCGCCTTCGCTTTCGAGGATTATTCCCGTAGCGCCGCCAGCGTTAAGCAGTGCGATTGCTGCGCGGGGCAGGGGTTCATTGAGGCTGATGTTTTCACCAATAAATACCGCAAGCCGGAAGGTAAGATGATCGTGGCCGGCATGGTGAAGGTTCAAGAGACCGTTAAAGTGCTGTGCAAAAAATGCAATGGCGCAGGTCAGGTCAGCGCAGCATGCAGTGACTGCCGGGGGCGCGGTAAAGCGGTAAATCAGAAACTGACTGAGAAGCAGGGCATGCCGGTCCTGGCCGACTGCAAGCGCTGCGGCGGGCGTGGCTATGAGCGGATCCCTTCAACCGAGGCATATGCGGCTGTTTGCCAGATTACCGATGCGATCTCTGTTGCTACTTGGGAAAAGTCGGTTAAGCGGTTCTACGACCAGCTGATCACTAAATTCGACATTGAAGAGGCGTGGGCAGAGGCGCAGCTGAAACAGATAACGCGATAGCGCTCACGGAAATAGCTTACGTTTCAAGCGAGGGCTATTTACTTTTCCGGAATCTGTGTTAATTTCTTACTAACGATGGGCTTTATATGTCCAGAGTTAAAAATCCTGAACCTCGCTATGGCGGGGTTTTTTATTATTAAGTAACTTGTAAGTTAAATGTATCTTTTAAGGCGCAAGCAACGTAGAGTGCCCGGGTGGTGAATCCCCCTCAGCGGTGGGGCGGCTAGGCAAAACGAGTCGGGTTTGTAAACGCGGTTCTGTGGTCTAGCACAGGGTCACCGGGAGGCACCCGGCACCACGACCTCCGTATCATCTCTTCCCAGGGCTGTCGATTGGCGGCCTTTTTGTTTTACATGATTCTGGTCTTCATAGTATCGCCGGTCTTTTTCGTTCATACCGAATAAATAAAAAGATAAAGTTAGCTTTATCGCAGGAAAGCGATTAGGCTGCGTCTGTGGTGAATCCCCCTAAGCGGTGGGGCGACTAGACTGGGAGGTGAATGACGCGATTCTGTGGTCTAGCATAGAGTCACCGGGAGGCACCCGGCATCACACCCACTCATGCACTTCTTTGTCCGGCCCTGATGTAAGTTATGTGGCGCACAGCAAGCCTGGATTCCGGTTTACATATCAGATAATGTCATCTTGATGAGTTCTGTCAGAGCTTGCAGAGGACAATGATTATGGAGGAAGAATTTTACTGGATACAGCACCAAGGGAAGGTCCAGGTTGCCTACTACACCCACGGAGAAACCGAAGACCTTGAAACGGGTAAGACCGTAACCGGTATCTGGCACCTGACGCAGGGGGATCCCATTTGTGATAATGGTGAAGCAGAAGTTCTGGAAGGTCCTCTTACACCATCATGAGATCGTTAGTCGTTTCGGAATTTGATGAAGGTAGTCGTTATTCGAATGCGTTCCCTGTAATTACAATTTAGGCGAATTTGGAATAACGCTCCTATTAACTGGCATCATCGCACTCCTGTAACCAGACTTAGTTTTCTGCTTACGACTGAAAGGAGCGAAATATGCCAATTAACCATGCTGAATGCATCGAGGCCTGCTACAAATGCGCGGCTGCCTGTGATTATTGTGCTGCTTCATGTCTGAAAGAAGAACAAGTGGATATGATGCGTGAGTGCATAAGACTCGATATGCAGTGCGCGAATATTTGTCGGCTCGCAGCGCAATTTATGACCTTTGATAGTGAATTTGCCAAATCGCTATGCCGTGTCTGCGCAGAAGTCTGTCAGAAATGCGGTGAAGAATGTGGGAAGCACGAAGCAGAACATTGTCAGAAATGCTCTGAAGCTTGCCTTCGTTGCGCAGAAGCGTGCCGCTCGATGGCTTAATGGAACTTGCTTCCAGTTTTCTGTTTGAGCATCGACACTTTAGAATTCTGACAAACTTTTGCTATTGTTAAGAGTCAGGTGAATCCCCCTGTGCGGCGGGGCAATCCAGTTAACTGCTAAGTGCAGATATGCTTGCGGCTCGTATAACTGGTAACGAGTCACCGGGAGGCACCCGGCACCTGTCTTAGTATCAATACCTGGGTTTAGTATTGCCTGCTTGCAAAAGCAGGCTTTTTTTATATGCGCTTCGTTAGTAGTGCTATTATTTAATCGTAACCAAGCCATAACCATTAACCGGAGCTCCTGACCGGTCAGTAATGCTGCTCGACACAGTTGCAATACGGATGGTGGCTGGGGAACATGCCTACCTACTTAGATTTAAACTCAGTTAGGCCCGCTGAAAATGCGGGCCTTTTTTTATCTCAGACTCCCGGAACCCCCATCACTCGTCTTGTCGTTAATTCATCCGGAAAGCCTGAACCCTACCCAAACAACACCCGCATCCCAGCGAGGTGAGAGAAATGTCCCGTATGAGCAAACTTGTCACCGGAGTCGCCCTCGGCACCTCAGGAGGAACCATCCTGAACGGCGTCCTCACAAAACTGAGTCCTGACGAATGGAGCGCCATTGGCGTACTGGCTGGTATTGCCGGGATCATTGTTACAGGGCTTATCAACTGGTATTTCAAACGCAAGGTCGCCAATGCACAGGTTAAGGCGCTTGAGAAGTATGGCCCAGCAGTCAAAGTCGGAGATGATTAAATGCCAATGACCAGTAGCCTGCGTAACAAACTCATCGCCGCTGCTGGTGGTGGTGCAATGCTGATTGCCTCCCTGTTTCTCGGCGGGCAGGATGGTGTAGAAGGGCGGAAGTACGAAGCATATAAAGACGTCGCCGGGGTATGGACTGTCTGCGACGGCCATACGGGCCGGGATATCGTAAGAGGGAAGAAGTATACCGATCGCGAATGTGACCAGCTGCTATGGAAAGACCTCCAGCCATCAAAGCGAACGGTAGACAATCTGGTTAAGGTGCCGCTGGGGGAGTATCAGCGCGCCGCGCTCTACAGCTTTGTTTTTAATGTTGGCTCTGACGCTTTCTCCAAGTCCACGTTGCTGCGCAAACTGAACAAAGGCGATCACGACGGAGCGTGCGAAGAGATGCGGCGCTGGGTTTACGCTGGTGGTATGAAGTGGAAAGGCCTCCAGAACCGGCGAGAGATGGAGCGCTCAATGTGCCTGGCGGAG